CCCCTTTTGCTCGCTCGAGACCACCGCGGTCCCCGCCCCGCCGGTGAGACTGCCCGCGTCCGTCGTCATCAAATTGTGGGGCATCTCCATTTCGTCGCCCATGAACACAAAGGTGTAGGGCGTGGCGCCGCCGCTGTCGCCCGGCCCGCCCGTGACCAGCACTTCCGAGACACTGTCGAGCAGTTCAAGCGCGGTCTTCAGATCGGCGGCAGTGATGTCGAACGCCAGGGCAGCGGTCTGCAACCCGTTGAAACGCGCCAACCATGTCCCGCCCGTGGCGTCCACGGTGACGACCTGGATCTCGTTGATCTTGCGGAACGGTTTCGACTCGTACAGATCCTCAAAAAACTCGATGTACTGGACCCGACCATGGGCAATCGTCCGCCGCACGACCATCCACACCGTGTCATGCGGATCGTCGTGTATCGAGATCAGTGCCTGGACTGTCGGGTGCTGAAAGTTTCTATCACCAATTCCCAATGGGGCACTCCTCTGTTGGCGACGCCGCCTTGGGCAATATGAAGCACGAACAAATCTTGCAGCGTCGCAGCGAGTTGGTTCCGGTCTCGTGTTCGCAGGCGTCGCAGATGTCGCGAATCCTTTTCCGCTCGTCGTCCGGTCGGACCTTACCCAGCACGACGTAGGACAATGCGCCAGCAGCGTGCATGACTTTCGAGACTGTTCCTTCGCAACAAGGCATTAGATAAAGTCCTCCTCAAAGAGACGGACGGCCACCGTCATGGTGGGTGGGGATCCGATGTAACAGGTATTGTCACCACTCGCCGCCTCTGCGGTGGACGCACCTCGGGAATCACCGTCGATCTTAAACCCCGAGGGTCCTATTACTTCCAAGGCGTGTGCGTTCGGAGCGGCGGAGTACACTGCGGCGGCGGAATAAAGTTGGTCCGCGGTGACAAACATGAAACTCTCGTCTATTCGCAAAGTAAACAGTCCCGTCGAGCAGTTGTAGATCAGCAGCATATAATGCGCCCAAATCCTCCAGGTGCTGACTCCCGGCACCCCAGGATGAGCGGAGATCGGGACGGCGCATTCACTCGTCGCCGTGATCTCGGAGTTGATCCTCGCGCCCCACATCGTATGCCCGGAGTATACACTGGGCGTGGGAGTGGGCAGGAAATCGAGGGTCGCCGTTCCGCTCATAATCTTGTCGCAGACACATTTCACGCTACTTGTGACGGACACGGGCATATCCCACGTCACCTGGACTCGCTGGTGTGAATCGAGGTTCGGGGACGATGCACTCCCGCACTCGTCATCGGAACTGCCGAGGAACGGGAGGCATACCGCACATCGCGAGAACGTCCGTTCGGGCGGTGAGGCTAGTACGACACTTCCCGATGGTCGCTGCGGTAAACTGTTCTCCCAGAACAGAGGATCGTTGATGGCGGGGTAGTAGCAATGTCCCTCCGCCATGAATGCGGTGAGAAAATCCTTCAATTCCTGTATTTTGATGAACGCCAGCGGGGCCAGTGAGTCGTCGGTGCAGCGGCGAACTTGGTAGTATGCCTGATCATCGCCGCCACGACCACCGCCACCACCTGGACCACCACCGCCACCACCTGGACCACCTAGACCACCACCATCACCACCGCCGATCCCGTCATTATCCGTTTCGTCTCCACCGCCGCCTCCACCGTCTCCAATGAGTGTGTCTTGGGCCAATTCGAAGTACAGCGGGTCGCCGGGTTTGTAGCCCGATATCACAACGTCGTTCACTAGGAGACCGCCGCCTAGCGAGTGCTGGTGCCACGCCGTGACCTCCTGGAGTCGGTTGTAGGTCATCCCTAGTAGTTGCCCCGTTGCGGTCCTCGCCCACACCACGGGGTGCGGAGAGTCTATCACCGCGATCTCGTGGAATGGACCTTCGGGCAGGTCGGGCACGAGGACCGTCATGTCCTTCGCCTGGAACTGGTCGGCGTCGAAGCTGAAGAGCAGCTCCCTCAGTTTGAGTCCCGACCGCTCGACGAACAGGATCGCCTCGCCGGCGAACTGGGGTTTCGCCAGGTTGCCGACCACCCCGTATGACCCGTGCCGGAAGATTCCGATCGAGGTTGGCGTGATCGGTTCGGTGGTGGATCGCGATCGGGCGAGGAACTCCCCGCCATCGGTGAACAGGATCAACCCCTTGTTCGTGGATTGCAACCATCGCACCGTGTTCACTTCGTCGTCGTCGATCGTGAAGGTCACGGCGTTGTCGTCCGCCACGACATCATCTAATGCAGAGGGGGAGAAGTTTATGAAGTCACCCACCACCGAGGACCAGAGCGTCTGGGGCATCTGGTTGTTGCGACCTCCGAACCATATCCGCCCGTCGTGGAACTCCGCGACGAAAGGCCACCCGGGCCGGTCGCCCCACGCGCCGAGTCGCCAGTCCAGCGTCGCCAGCGTCGAGTTGAAATCCTCCTTGATATCGATCGTCATCTGAGTCGGTGAGACGTGCGACGCGATCTCCGCCCATCCCCAAACTCCTGCCCCGCTCTTCGACCATCCTGCGTCGCCCGCAGTGCCCGGCGCCGTTTCGAGGACCGTGACCCCACTGCCCCCCGTCGTCGAGTCCGCCACCGTCATGGTGTCCGCGTCCCGCTCCTTGACGAGGTCCCCGACGAACTCGACCGTTGTCGCGGCGGGCAGGGGGCCGCTCGCGATCGTCACATTGTCGATCGTGGAAAGCAATTGGAGGGCGGTTTGAAGATCTGCGTTAGATACGTTGTAGGCGATCGACCCGGTGGTCTGCCCCTCGAAAGTCAGCGTGAATGTGCCGCCCGTCGCACCTGCTCCATTGATTGTCTGGACCTCGGTGATCGCGGATGACTGGTCGGAGACGAACGCAACATCGATGATGAAAGACCTGTCGCTGTACTTCTTTATCTCATGGGTGCCGTTGTAATCCTCGGTGCCCGTGATGTCCACGCTGTCGCCCGATCGCAATCTATGCGCCCGTTCGGACCTGACGCGGGTCTTCGTGCCACCGGAATGCGAAAAGAACTTCTCGATCTCGGTGACCGATGTCTTGAGGCGAATGAACCGACCGACATCGTCTATGGTGAAGAGGTTCGCTGAAGCGGTGATCGTGATGCCCGATCCCGTGACATCTGCCGGCGTGATGGTCACATCGCTCTGGTTCGGTGCGTCGGAGTCGCTGACGACCGCCCGCGCAGAGAGGTAAGGTCCGTCCTCGTAAGCGAACAGGGCGACCGCCCAGTTCTTGTCGCCGGATCTTTGAAGTTCGCGCGGTTGGTAGTCCGAGTGGGTGAGGAAGAGGATGTCCGCGGACTGCGTGTACTTCAACTCCATGAGGTCCGCATCTGAATACGGCGACACGATCTCGTAGGCGGCGGTCACCGTCCCACCCCTGACATATGCCCCCGGGTCCACGTCCAGCTCGTAGCTGATGGCGGTGGTGCGGGTCACCTTCCAGTCGATGTCGCATGTGTCCGTCGTCCCACTCGTCACCGCCTCGCTGACGGTTGGCACGACGGGGGTACTGCCCGCGACGGACGCGACGGTGAAGGTCCCATCATTGGCCGCTGAGTTTTCGACGATCAATGTGTCCCCAGCGGCGACGTGGAGGAAGGGGTTCCCCGAATGCGGCGTGAATGTCTTCAGGGTAGTGTTAAAGGTGATCGTTGGACCGCCAGATTCGGTTACGATGGTGATCACTGGTTGGTTGACGGCGTCGATCTTGTCGTATGAGTCCGGGTTGACGCCGGCGACGGTGAACTCCTGGTCCGCCGTCAGGGCGTGGGCGCCGATCGTGATGATCGCGTACCACGGGTTCGTGAATCCGGTGACCTCCACCCCGGCGGTGATGTCGTACACGTTCTCGAGTCGCTTGCGGTCCTTGTAAAATCGGAAGTAGAGGTGCCCCGCCTCGATGACGTATGTTTCCGTCGTCGAGTAGGTGAACGGAATGAGGCGGGTTTCCTTGTCGTGATGCTTCGCTCGGGCAACGAACATCGTGCCGCTGCGTCGCTTGACTCCGCCCTGGGGCAGTACGACGAAGTTCTGGACGATCTCGGCGGAGTTGAAATACTTCGACAGATCGGTCCTGCCGCCGAGCGTCCTGGAGACCTGCCCGGCGGAGAAGTTCGACTGGTAATTCGTTCGCTCGGGCATTAGGTCGGGTCCTGGATCGGTCGAAAGACCTGGGCGGTCCCAAAGCGGGCATTGATCCAGGTGCTGCCTCCGACCTGCTCGACAGGCGCCTGGTTATTGTCCACGAACGAGGCATTGTCGATCGTCTGCTGGTATATCGTCCACATCCGGTCGGACCTCGAGACGGATCCCGTCAGCGTCAGGCACGCCTCCGCGGCGAGCTTTTTGGCGATGGTGGTCTTCAGGCCCGGAGACATCACCGGCACGTCCGTCAGGCGGAAGACATACCTTATGTTGACCGAATCGAGGTCGGTCAGGATCTCGCTCTGCTCGATGCGGTAGGACTCCTCGGGGAGGTTTATCTCGATCAACCGCAGAAAATCCGCTGGGAGCTGGTACGCGGTGGTGTATCCGTAGACCGGTGCGGTCCCCGTGCTGGCGAGCGCGGCGCGCTTGGTCGCCTCGTTCCAGGGGTGTTCCGCGAGGACCGTGTCCCGCTGGAACTCAAACATATCGTTCATCACCCTCGCCCTGGCGGTATTGTCCGTCCGGGCGAGGATTCTCGGTTGCCCGAGGTGGTGGAGGGCGGCGTTGATGATCGCGGTTTCTGAGTTCGATTCGGGCATGGGGAACTCCTATGCAGGATGATAGGACAAAAGGATGATCGAATCATCTGAGCATGGCCCAAATAAAAAAGGGTCCCCCCCAAACCGGGGGGATCCCTTTTAAAGAGATCGGCGCGGAGGTCATGGCGCCGGCGAGGTTGCCGTACAGGACCAGATCCCGACACAAGATCCTCGTCAATCGACCGTGTACAGCACCATGAAAGCGATCGTAGCTGCCAGCGGACTGGAGACTGTCGCTGTCTGGTACATCACGATCTCGTACTCGGGGTTGGTCGTCTCGTCGGAGTCTGACGAGTGTGCCTGGAGTTTGTCGAACGAGTTGGCGATATCCAGCGCCTCAGTGGTCACGTCCGTCCAGACGATCACCGCCGCCCGGAATTGCGTACTTACCGAAGCGAACTGGTCCTCGTCGATGATGGTGCCGTCCGTCTGGGCGAGACCGATATTCACCGCAGACTCCGTCCCGCTGTCCATGTCGTCGTTCTTGATGTAGATCGCCAGGACCCGGGCGTTGGCGGGCAGTCGGCACAGGCGTATCGTGTCGTCGTTGGCGTCGAAATCCGCCCCGGCGACCTCGAAATCGTCCGCCATGACCCTGACTCGCCCGCCGGAAACTGCGACATCGTTCGGGACGGGGGGGTCCGCGATGATGTTGGTGATTAGGGTGGAATTAGTATTTGCCATGATCTGAAACTCCTAGCTCACAGGGCCAAGTGCCGTTGGGGTGGGGTAGGACCCTGTCCGTATTTGCCCTGTAACCACCGCTCGGAACGCCGAGCGATTAAAAACCCCGTGCCGCACGTTGCGGCACCCTGTCTTACAGATCCTCGTCCGCGAGGATCTCGATCACCTTCCCTTCCTCGAGGCGGGTGGCTCCGGCGTCCATCGAGAGATAGACGTAGGTGCTGAACCGCTTGTCCGCCCGCTCTTCGACGCGGGTGCGGATCTCGGACCCCATGCCGAGCATGATGCCCGTCTTGTGGAACGCGAGGCACGATCGGACGTTCGTTGCCGTCACTTCGGCAATTCGCTGAGTGCGGTGGAACTGGAAACCCATGAACGTATTGAGTTCCGCGTTGACCAACGCCTTGACGGAGTTGAAGTCACTGCTCGTGACTGCGGTGTCCTCT